AGCAAGTCATTCATGGTGTCTGGATTGCGCCTGACAGCTACTGCTATAGACCCGCTATCTGGTATGCAAGCTCACAGCGGTCAAAGGTCAGTTGTTTATGGCGCTACATCACTGCACCTGAGATTAGCGGCAACACCAGGCGATGAACTGCCCAAGATGCTACAAACTACAGGTAGCTGTACCAGTAAGACGTACACTCGAACAAAAGCTGGTGGTAAAGCTAAGTTTAACCATGTATTTGCCGCAACATACGTCAAGCTTGTTGGAGATAAGTTTTATCACACACAGATAATCTGGGATGGTAAAGGTTTTTATTTTTTAAACGAGTATTGGACACCTGAAGGATTGCAACCTGGTGAAAACTCTGCGGCAATAGTTAGAGGTGATGACCACGCGGCTATGCACGATAGAGTTATACTAAAAGCTAGAGCTAGGCTGTGCGATAGACTTAAACCAGAAATACACGTATTCCATGACGTGTTTGATGGCGTATCAATATCACACCACCACAAGCTACTTGATAAGATAAAAGTCTTTAATATGCGTATGAATAGTTTGGCCTGGGAGTTAAAGCATACTGCGGCACATATAGTGCAAACGGGCGGTAAAGAGAATTGGATAGTAGATAGTAATCACGACAGGCATATTGAGCGTTACTTAAATGAAGGCAGACACCTCAAAGAACCACACAATGCGGCGATAGGTTCAGAGTTACTTGCTGAGATAGCTTACAAAAATAAATCAGCATTAGAATGTGCCTTTCAAAAATACATACCAGGATGTTACAAGTTTATAAATGCAAACAAACGTGCCAATATAAAAGGAATAGACGTATCACAACATGGCGATAGAGGTGCTAATGGCTCAAGAGGCAGTATTAAAGGCTTTGCCAATGCTATGTATAAAACTGTTATAGGTCACAGTCATTCGCCTGGTATTAGTGGCGGTGCGTGGCAGACAGGCGTATCTACCTTAAAACAGCCTTACAAAGTTGGTTTATCTACATGGGCTTGTGCTGATGTAATAATAAATGCTAATGGCAAACGTTCAATGTATTTTTATATTAATGGTAAAAGCCTGGCTGATTACATCTAATGTTATACGTAAGAAATTCAAATGAAGGTAATGGCTATCAGCTTGTAGTAGCAGATGACAACGGACAGATAGCTTGCTATGATTTAGATATGAAAAGTTTTTTACATCTATTTAAATCAATGTGCAAATTGTTCTACACTGCTGATTAAGTAATTTCCCTTACACCTATGCCAAACCTTACAGCAAAAGCTTCTATAAGAGCCTGTAGCTCATTGTGTTCGTCTTTGGTCATACTTCTGGTAGACATACCAACAGGTATCTGCTCACGCCCATGCTCATCTGGCATAAATTTATTGCCGCGTAACATATGGCAAAAGTAATCTTTCCATTCCTCTGGGCTATACTTCTCACCTGACTTTAATCCTGTGTGATAACCCTCAAATTCATTCCATCGCATAGCAACAGATATAGTTGACAGCAACGCCCATAACCTAGAGTTTTGCGGTATGGTTCTAACATTCCTGGTATAACGCACATATGTACCAATAGGTGAAAGGTCGATAAGGCGTTTACACTCCACCTTATCTGCTTCACATTTTATCTGGACTGTATGCTGGCCCATTTAAAATGGTATCTCGTCGTTAAGCTCTACAGGCTTCGTCACAGGAGCATAACCGCCTCTGTCTGCACCAACACCACCAAAACTGCTCTCACGGCTATCCAGGAGCGTTATAACGCCCGTAAAGCCCTTTAAAACTATCTCAGTCATAGATTTTTCGTTGCCAGACAAATCTTGCCACTTTCTGGTCTGTATTTTGCCTTCAACATAAAGCTTGCTACCTTTGTTTACATAGCGCTCTACAATGCCTATCAAACCCTCTGAGAATACAGCTACTTTATGCCATTCAGTTTTAGATTGCATTTCACCTGTGTTGCGGTCTTTCCATTTGTCAGTCGTTGCCAGGCTAAAGTTTGCTACTTTGTTGCCATTGGCAAATGTTTTTACTTCTGGGTCGTTACCAACATTACCAATTAGTGTTGCTTTGTTAATCATGTTTTTTCCTTTTTTAGTTGATTAAGTTTTTCTACAAGCGCGTTTACTTCTTCGTTTGCGCTTTGTATCTCTGTTAATATTTCTGCTTGGATTTGCTTATCAGCTTGTACTCGGCAAACAGCAAGCTGTAAACCCTCTGGAAACCTTGGGTCGTAACCAGCAATGTCTACCCACTGCCTACCCGTCACAAGTAACTGATGTTGTAACTGAATCTGATACTCTTTAGCGTGTGCATCTTTTTCCAGGTAGCTTACCATTTTAGCCATACTTGCAGGGCATTTGATTTCTACTAAACCATCATCGCCTACCAAGCCATCTGGACTACAGGTAATATGCTCATGCTCTGGATGTATGACCATACCAACTTCTGTAACTATTACATCTTTCTCAAAGGCATAAAAGTCACGTGCTTCTGGTTCTAAATCGTTCCCTCTCTGCATCGCCGCATTGCTGTAAGTTTCCTCAATCTCGGATGTCATGCGCTCTAAAGCCAATTTCACAATCATGTTTTTGCGTGATGTACTATAGCCAGATTTTGTCTTAGCAAGTATGTCTTTAACGCGAGATGCAGTAAAGTTACCACACCTCGCACTAAACCACTCTGGGCTACCTTGCTGTACGTCTACGATTTTCACGCTTCTGCTTTCTCAACAGCAATCAATATAGATTTTTGTTCTGTCCAGGCTTTTCGTAACTTAGCTTTTGCATTGGTAGGTAACTCAGCATTTCTAATTTCCTTAGCAACAGCCTCAAGGGAATCATTATCCATAGATTCTGATATCTTTATAAGCATAGGCTCTAGGTCAACAACAATTTTTTCTGCTTTTGCATCATGTGACTTATTTCCATCATCATCTTCAACTGGGATATTTAGCATTGCTGATATTGCATTTCTACGGCAATAAGTGAATGTACTCATTAGCACATGAATATCTTTATTTTTCAATGGTGCTGGTGTTACTAATTCATAATATTCGCCAGACGTATGATTTAATCGTGTAGTAACTTTAATCATTTGGTTGTCTGTTATTTCACTTAATTCTTGCATAATGCTTAAATTATTATCACTTAATGGTTTATTAGCCGCATTAATAATTGAGCTAAGTGTTGCATATGTTGATTTATAATGTGGGTTTTTACCATCTTTCTTTGCGCCAGTAATAGCATTACTAGCGGCTGTAACAGCTGGTGCTATGTTTTTTGTTGATTCTGAGTATTTCATAATTTTTTCCTTTATTAATGTGTATATTTTACGGATTTATTTTACGTTGTCAATTTATTTTTCTCTATATATTTTTCATAAACGCTTTTACCCTCCTCTTTTGTTATTTTATCATTCAAGTATCCTGCATATAATTCTTTAATACCTAGGCAGGCAACAATACTCGCCGCATATGCATAATTATTTTTCTTCTGTGGTGCATCGTTATAATAGCCTCTGATAGCATTAGCTAACGTGTTAGGGTCGTATTCACTACATAGCTGTACAAATCTAGCATATGCTCTTTTTTTACCACCTTGCCTGGATTTAACTAGCTTGCTATTAATCTCACTCCAAACCTGTTCAAAAAGCTCTTTATGTTTACTTGTTTGTTCAACTTGTATGTTAGTATGCATCTCCTGCACTAGGGGGGGTGCATCTCCTGCATGAGGGTCATGCACGACGTGCATAGGGTAACAAGCAGTATATTCATTGCTATCGTGTCCACCATTATGGCTTTTCTTCTTTGTTATTACAACAAATCCAGCCTTCTCTGCCTTGTGTAAATGTGTAAATACACTTCTCAAGCTCATGCCACTACTCTTTGCTATTTTCTTTGCACCTGGAAAGCATTGTTCGTTCTTTGCATTCATATAAGTACGTAAAGTCAACAACACCAATCTAGTCATTGGTTCCAAATTGCTTTTTGTGATGGCATCTTCCCATCCCCAAATCCCTTTTTTCATTTTCTGCCCCTATAATCTTGGTTTGGATTATCTATAAACATTCTTGAAAGCTCACAATATAAATTGACTTCACCTATGTTTCCATGTCTGTTTTTTGTTACTATCATTTCAAGTTTGTTTTGCCCTTCGGTTAATCTTGCTGTTAGGTCATTGTCATCACCTCTGGCGTTTCTGGCTTCGCGTTCAGCATAGTAGAAATCTCTATAGATACCTATGACGCAACTTGCGTCTTGTTCTATGTGACCAGATTCTCTGAGGTCACTAAGCTGTGGCCTCTTATCATCCCTTTGCTCTACTGCTCTGGATAGTTGGCATAATGCTAGTACAGGTACTTCATATTGCTTTGCTATGGATATCAGCGCGTTACTAACTTCTGTAACCTTTTCGTAGTTTGATTGTCCTGGCCGCGTTCCAGCAACGTGTCCTATGTGGTCAATAATAAGTAACTTTAAATCACTACCACCTGCACGTAATGAGCGTATGGCTCTGTTAGTCACTAGCTTGATGTTGTTAAGGTTTAATCCAACACCTTCCTCCCACTCAATAGGTAGTTTAGCAAATGTATCTGCGGCTCTCTTTATCTTATCTCTTGATTTGTTTTCGCGCCATGCGTGTCGCAATTGACTATAAATTGGGAAATTCTGTGGCCCATATGTAGTAGCGCCTATGCTACTTATAATTCTTTCACTTTGGCCGCTGTTGGTCATTTCAAGTGATAAAAAAACTACACCTTTTCTCTGCATAGCTACATTTTTTGCAATATTTAAGGCTACCGCTGACTTACCCATTGATGGCCTTCCCGCCATAACGTAAACTCTGCCTGGCACAAATCCACCAAGCATCTGGTCGAGATGAAAGTAGCCAGAGTAACAGCTTGCTTGCTCTTTATCTGCATTCAAGTCTGCTATAAAAGTGTCTGATAACTGTTTTGAGGTTTCACTTTTGGTTAGCTGCTTATTGCCATCAAGCATAACAGCATCAATGTCAGCAACGTAATCTTGCAATACAGTATCTATTGCTTGCTCATTGTCATTCAATTTGTCTTGCAAAGCTCTTGTAAGGTAGTCTGCCTCTCTACGTTTAGCGTAATCTATAACTATCTCGCTATATGATTTAACTACATTTTCGTCACCTGTAAAAAGATGTACGCACATTGACAGGTATTCTGCTAAGTCAACATCAACGTCTAACATTGTCAGTTGGTTCTTTACATATATCGCATCAACACTATGCCCAGATGTTAGTCTATCGCTGATAATAATATATATCTTGCTATTGATTGGGTTATAGAAATGTTGTTGCGCTAGGCTATTGCTAACTACGTCATAGAAGTCGTTATCGCGTAGTAAACCGCCTATGATAGCCTGTTCAGCCTCTGGTGAGTGATAATCTTGCATTTTTAATCCTTTTTGCTTGCATTATGTTATATTGTATTTAATATTATGTAAAGCCATTGGTTTCCCTCAATAGTAATGGCATCTGGGCGGTAGTTTTCTAATCCTTTTCTATCGCCCTATTTTTTTAGTATACCTCCAGGATAGTAATCCCATGTACAGCTTTCATAAGTTTCTTAACAAGCCTGTAACGCGCTTGCTTTGCTGTAATAGGTGATTTAACATCCTCAACAATCAATGTGCCTTCTTTATTTTTGTATTGGCTGTCAGCAGTATATCTACATATCTTTTGGTCATTAACAAGTATCTGATAAACTGGATGTATCTCCAAGTCTGATATCTCACCATCCTTCAATCTTTGCTTATTGTATAAGTATCTGGCGTGCTCCCGTTTACTGTCAAATGTCATACCATCGTCTTTAACTTTGATGGCGTTGTATTTATTGCGTTTGTACATTAATCAATCTCCTTTATGTTCGGCTTGTAGCTGTTGTTAAAGCTACGCGATTGTATCTTAGTTTTACCTTGTATTTTCTGTTTAGGCCTCTGACTTTTTTTTGTGGAGTTTGTTAAGCTTCTAACTTTTTTGCGGTTAGCCGCATCTCTTTTATCTTTTGCTAGAGCGCAAGGGTTCACACACCAAAGCGCTATATTAGCCTCCTCATGCTTGCCTCCAAACGCTCTTTGGGCCAG